CGCATTCACTTTTGTAGGTTTATTGGTATTTACTGACGTAGCAGGCTTAGTTTGGGCTATATGGACGGGTGTTGACTTTGCATTGGCAATGGGTGAGGTGTTCTCGGACCAAGAGATGGCCATCGTGGCGAGCATAATTGGCTTTTATTTCGGGTCTCGTCAATGGGAAAAACATAGCGGTAAATGAAAGTTTCTAACGAAGCTTTAAGAATGATCAAGCACCACGAAGGTGTAAGATTAAGGCCATACCAAGACCCTATCGGACTGTGGACAGTGGGCGTGGGTCATTTGATTGGGAACGGTAAATCTCTTCCCACAGAATGGAATAGATCGTTTACAATCCAAGAAATTGATCAAATATTAAGACAAGATTTAGCGAGGTTTGAAAAGGGTGTCACACGATTATGTCCTGTTCCTCTTACACAAGGTCAATTCGATAGCTTGTGTAGTTTTGCTTTTAATTGTGGTCTTGGGAGACTACAGTCTTCGACCCTCCGTCAGAAGGTTTTGCGCGGAGATATTAAAGGCGCCGCTAACGAGTTTCTTAAATATACAAAAGCGGGTGGTAAGGTATTTAAAGGGTTAGTCACACGTCGTAATGACGAGCGTGCTTTATTTTTAAAGGGTATAGAATGACAACAGCAGTAGCAATGACATATGATAGCTTGGTTGAAAACATTCAATCATACCTAGAGCGTACAGACACAGCTACGCTAGAAAAGATCCCTCTTTTTATTATGTTAGCAGAGCAAGTCATTGCGTCTGAAATTAAGTTCCTAGGTAACCTTAATGTAGCCAACTCAACATTTACGGTAGGTCAAAACACACTACAAAAGCCTGCTCGTTGGCACAAGACTGTGTCTATGAACATTACTGTAGCAGGTGAGCGCCAACCTGTTCTATTACGCAAATATGAATACCTTAGAGAATATTGGCCTGATGACACACAAACAGGTGTACCTAAATTCTATTGCGATTACAACTACGATAATTGGTTAGTTGCTCCTACACCCGCATCAACCTATAACTTTGAAGTCTTGTACTACGAACGCGTACAGCCACTAGACTCTACTAACCAAACTAATTGGTTCACTATATACGCACCACAAGCAATGCTTTATGGCTCACTCCTACAAGCTATGCCATTCTTAAAAAATGACGAGCGTCTTCCTATGTGGCAAGCACAATATCAAGCTATTATGAATACGCTTAAAACAGAAAATACTCAACGAATTGGAGACAGACAGGCAACTGTTCTTGATACTTAATTATGACTATATACACCTCCCCCTTTACAGGAGACGTTATACAACCTACCGATGTGAGTTACGCATCGTATTCAATCTCTGCTGACTTAACACTTGTATGGCCTGTTAATGGCAACATATCGACAAGCGTGGCGGCTCGTATTATGGACATCACACCATCAACAAGTGGTTTGTCTGTATTTATGCCTCCCGCAAATCAAGTGTCAGTAGGTCAAGACGCATTTATTAAGAACCCAAGTGCTTTTACATTAACTATTAAAAGCTCAACAGGAGCAACACTAGGTACACTTACCGCAGGTGCTACAAGATATTTTTACTTAACTAATAACTCTACCGCTTCAGGTACATGGTCAAACATAGCGTTAGGTATTGGTACTTCAGATCCTGATGCAACAACATTAGCAGGTCTTGGTTTAAAGGCTATTGGAGCAACTCTTAATCAAGCTTCTCCAACATCCTCTGTTACCGAAGGGTATACATTTACATCAGGCGACAGAGCACAAACAAAAGTTTGGGGTGGTGGTGCAGGTACTGTAAATCTACCTGTTGCAAGCACTATTGGTGATGATTGGTTTTTATTTTTCAAGAATAACGGCACAGGTACAGTCTCTTTAAACGCGCAAGGCGGCAATACAATTGATTTAGCTTCATCAAAACAATTCCAACCAAATGAATCTGCAATGATTGTATGTACAGGTTCTGTTTTTATAACTGTAGGTTATGGTGTAAGCAATCAGTTCTTATTTCAATCAATTACAAAAGAAGTTACATCAGGGTCATATACACTTTCAACATCGGAAGCAACTGCTTTAATTCAAGAGTATGTAGGTACACTATCAGGTGCAGTCACTGTTACCTATCCTCCTGTAGTTGCGTTCTATATTGTAAGCAATCAAACTACAGCGGGTGGTAATACACTTACAATTACAACAGGTGTAGGCGGTGGAGCAACTGCAACAGTATCAGCAGGTAATCAAGCCACATTAATCTGTGATGGCGTTAATTTCTACAACGCAAATACTGTACAAGCAGGCGCTTCTGTGACTTCTTTAGCTAACGGTAGTGCTCCTAACCCATCACTCAGCTTTGCATCAGAACCTTCAACAGGTATTTTTAGGTCAGGTTCAGGCTCATTTAACATATCAATTCTAGGAACAAACAGAGCTGAAGTAAATGCTTCAGGATTAGCTGTTACAGGTACAGGAAACTTTACAGGGGGAGTTCTTGGGGGAATCTTCTAATGACAAAGAAGGTTTTTGCTCTTGATACCCAACCTGGTATTCAGCGTGACGGTACGGTGTTTGATCGTGCGGTTTATACTGACGGTCAATGGGTAAGATTTCAACGTGGTCGTCCTAGAAAGATACTAGGCTATCGAGAAATTACAGGGAATATGGCAGGTCCTTCTCGAGGCTTGTTTTTAGATCCACAAGGTTTATTTAATGTAGTTTTTAATGGATATAACAATGGCATTCAATCGTTACCAATCAATAATCTTGGCATTGGTACAGGTGTCGCTGATTTTACTCTTTCAGATTTCACCCCAAATGACGCTAACCTTTGGCAATTTGATTCAACATTTGATGCTCAGGGTAGCGGTGATCAAACACTTCTTGCGCACCCTGGTTTAAATTTAAACGACATAGCAAACGAAACTACTACGCCTGTATTAGGTGGGGATATTACAGGTACATCCATGTCAGCGATTGGTGTATTTACAGCGGTGGGGGGTACTACAAACGCATCTCCCATATTTACACTAGCTTCTACCAATGCATTAATAGGTGCAGGACAAACAGTAACAGGTACAGGCATTCCTTCAAGCACTACTGTGGTATCTATAGTGGGTTTAACTGTAACTTTATCTAACAACGCAACAGCAACAAATGCAAGCGTTACATTAACTTTTGATAATCAGGTTGATGTGTCAGGTGGTGTAGTTGTTTTACACCCATATACATTTGTATACGGAAATAACGGATTAATTAGAAATAATTCAGCGGGTAATATAGATGATTGGGTATCTGCTGACGCAAACGAAACTAACGTAGCTTCTACAAAAATAGTAAAAGGTCTTCCACTTCGAGGTGGTTCTAACGCTCCTTCAGGATTGTTTTGGGCTCTTGACTCTCTTATACGCGTAAGCTACGCACCAACTAATATCGGTATACCAAATAGTGGCGATTACGGTGCAACGCTTTATTGGCGTTATGACATTATATCATCTCAAACATCTATTATGTCATCACAGTCAGTGATTGAGTATGACGGTGTTTACTATTGGTGTGGTGTTGACAGATTCTTGCTATACAACGGTGTTGTAAAAGAAATTCCAAATACCATGAATCAAAACTATTTCTTTGATAATCTAAATTATTCACAAAGACAAAAAATTTACGCAACTAAAGTTCCTCGTTTTGGTGAGGTTTGGTGGTTCTATCCTAGAGGTGACTCAACAGAATGTAATGATGCAATCATTTATAACATCCGCGAAAACTGTTGGTATGACGCAGGTTTGTCAACAGGATCACGAAGATCGGCAGGTTACTTCTCTCAAGTATTTCACTATCCTATTAACATGGATTGGGACATTAATACCGAAGGGTATATCACATCATATCCAACTATTTCAGACGCAGGATCAGGTTATACAAACGGAACTTATACTAATGTTGCATTAACAGGTAGCGCTACAGGTTCAGGTGCTACAGCTAACATTGTTGTAGCAGGCGG